AATCGATAATAATAAACTTTTATCTCTTTCACTTCAGTAGGTGTAGGAAAGATTCCTATCTTATCATCATGGATGTAATAAGCCTTATCTGTAGTGATATTACTCATAGAAGAATCATCAGGTATATCACTTATCTCATTAATACCAATTCTTTGACAAATACTACCATCGTATTCGACTCTAAAGATTCTTGTCATTTGATCTAAGGATGTAGTTGCAGTCGTTCCCCCTGTCAAGTTTGTCTGATAAATAGACCAATCGGTTACAACATCTGAGTTACTGGTCTTCATTGGATACTCACTCGTATCTACAACTGAATTACGAGTCGCATATCCTTGCAATAGATTTGCCTCATCACAAAGTTGATACTGAGCTTCGTTAATAAGGTCGTGTATAACAGCATCAGAGACAACAGAGGTAGAGTCTACTCCTGTAATGTTTCTGACTTCTGTTGTTATTTCTGTTAAGGTCATAATATTCCCAATAAAGAGGGGGAGATTAATCCCCCTCTTCGGTTATTGATTAGCTTAGATCAGTTCTCGCTGAAACGTACTGAATGACACCGTAGTCTTTGCTGTTGTAGTCACTAATGTCTACACCATAGATCTTTGCTGCTGAAATACCAAGTTGGTTTCCATAGTCAAAGGTCTTTTCTACCCACATCATATCAGATGATTCTGCAAAACAAGCTGCTTGTGCGCCCATGAAAAGGTTTCTAGCACCTTTTACAGCCGCTCCACCACCATTATCGAAAGTGTTTACACCTTCGTGAGAGTGAATCACAACTCCATTGTAGATACCTAAAGCACCCTTAAACAATGGATTATCATTACCACGAACCTGAGCTTCACGCTGAATTTGTTGAAACTCATCGAGTTCAAACAGATCGTAAGCAACTTCAGGATGTATGACCATAACATAGTAGTCGTTACCGTCTACACGGATTGGTCTCATTCTGTAGTTAGCAGATCCACCTATCTGAGCTAGTGTTTTCATTGCACTAATATCAGCTAGAGTGATCGCATCTGCAGCAGCTAATGCTGCCTTTGGATCAGAAGTTGCATACACAGAAGCTGAGGCATCTGCTCTATAATAAGCGTGAGTACCACTTGTTGCTGATAAAGCAGAAAAAATATCTGCATCAATCAACTCTGAGTATTGTGTTTTGAGAAGATCTAGGGAAGTACTTCTGAAATCATAAAGCACTTTAGAGTTTGCGAATTTACCTGTATCTCTTACAGCTAACCTTTTTTGATTCGTGCTAACTGTGTTTGAAAAGGTAGATAGCGATTGCTCGTTACCCTCTAATGATGAATCACCAGTAATTGCACTTCCTGAAAGCTGAGAAACAAGACCAAAAGTAACATCTTTACCTTTGCCATCTTCCATTTGCTTTACATGAATTGCACTTCCTGGGCCTTCACCCATGAATTTACTAAAGTAAACTCCTTTGCTAACTTCACTCTGGAGTTCTTTAGCCCATCGTGAAACTTGTAGGCCTGATGCCCAATTTGCTGCCATTATTGACTCCTATTAGTTAAGGTTAGTTTTGAAGAATTTACACCAGACAACATACTTACCTGCATCCATAGCATTGACGAATTTTACGTCAAGCGTATCTTCAGCGGCTTGGTATCTTCCACCTGAAAAGGTGTCAGCACCAGTTGCTGCGTTTAAGCTATTATAGGTAATACCGACTGCGCCATTAAGATCAACTCCATCAAGGAATCCATCTGGGCCATCGCCAGTAAAACCAATATCGGCGGTTGCTGTACCACCTTCTGCTACGAGTATTGAAATACCAACTTCAACAACAATAGAACCTGCAGGTATTGTTATAGCCTCAAGAATGTCTCCTGCACCCATGTTTTGCACAGAGCAGTCGATCATTGCAGCCATAACTCCACCAGGCATTGCGTCAGTTTGTGGAGATGTCATTCCGTAACCAGAAGATGAATTAAAAGGGCCTTCTTTATGTGAAACTGTAGCCATTTTTTTCTCCTAATTAAAATCCAGAAGTAACTTCCATTAAGGCTTTCCTACGAACTTCAGGGGATAAATTGCTCCATTGCTCAGGGCTTAGATTATCGTAATCTGTGTCCGACTCGTTTCCTGTACTAACATTAGACAGTGTGGTCGGTATCTTGGTTGCTTCCGTTGCTTTTCTCGCTTTATCTATCTCTGAGTTCGTAACATCCTTAACAGGTTTGTTCTGAATGTTATAAACATTATAGGCATCCTCTATAAAGGTGATGCCCCTTTCATCGCCAAAAGCAGCAATCTTTGCTAACTCTTCTTGACCTAAACCTGGATTCTTTTCAATGAAATCACTCATCATAGCATCCATAGCACCATTATACTCTGTCTCAGCTTTCTTCGCTTCTTCAGCTTGGAACCTCTGATCGATCATATCTTGTGCTTTTTTAGCAGCCATAAACTCAATGTACTCTTTCTGCTTTGCAGGGTCGTATTCATCAAACTCAGGGATTGCCTCTGGTTCCTCTTCAGGTTCCATTGACTCCTTTAGTTCTTCGACCATTTTACGCAAATCACCAAGTTCATTGGTTTGTCTGCCATTTAGGCTTTGTAGATTAGCATAAGACTTATCCCTTTCTTCAGCAAACTTCAAAAGGTCATCAACGGAATCAAATTGATTCTCGCCTATCTGTAACTTTTGCTCTGCTGTTTCTGGGGTCTCGGTTGATTCTGCTTCAACCTCTGTCTCGTTATTGGTCGGGGATTCTTCTACGTTAGAGTCGCTATACTCTTCACCAGACATTTCCTTTTCCTCATCAATATATTGAAACTTAGATTCACTCATTATTGCATTACTCCTTCTCCACCTTTTGGTGGGGGTTTTTGTTGTTGTTGTTGCGACTGGACTTGAGCTTGGCGTTCTTGCTCAAATTTCTCCAGTATCTCATCGGATGCTTCCATGTCGGATAGTTCAACGAAAAGTGGGAATAAACTAGCGTACCCATTTCGTACTAATTCCCCAACTTGGTTAGCCATTAACGCTCTCATCGTTGGAGTATTTTGACCCTGGTCTAAGACCACATCAAACTCCATTGTTGAGAAGTTGTCCAAAAATTGGCTGATGATCTGATTGACTTCTGCCTGTTCTTCAGGTTCCACCTTATCAAATTCAGCTCCTATAATTCTTTGTATCTTATCTACAGAATAATACTGTTGCATATTAGACACTGCCATTTCTAATGTATTCTTTTTACAAGTGTCTAAGTTCTCCATTTGTTCCATTAAGGTATTCATACCTTGACGAATCCTAGTTTGAGCTGCAAGTCCCGATTCTGTAGAACTGGTTGCTATACCCATCATTGGATCTGTCGCACCACTGATTTCTTTCGCATCAAAGTCGCTTCTCTGTTCAAACGAAGCAATCGTTGGTACAAGTGCTGTGTGCTGATTAGACCATTGACTCATAAAATCAGATATTCTACCTTTGAATCCAGGTATACCTATCCATTCTCCATTCGCTGAAGCTCTATTCATTTGGTCTGCAGTAACCTTATTGCCTGTGAAGATACCACCACCCTTTGGAGAACGATTAATAATATCTAAGGCTTGTGACCTACGCTTATTCTTTTCTCTCTGAGGGTCTTTTAAATTTTCAACCATTCCAAATGTTTCTACATTATCACCAGAGTCTTCAAACGTATAAAAGAACGGTATTAATGGAAACTGATTATGTTTATATGGATTTGGTGTTTTTTCCTGTAAAACTCTTGCACCTGCAAATACAGTTACATAGGTCTTCGGAACACTTTTAGACACCACATTTAACTCTACAGGAGCAACTTCCATCTCAGGTCTTTCCATAATACTTCTAATTGCTTCATTGGCTTTACGTTTGGTCTTAAAACCTTCCTGAGAAAACCTCCCTGTTTGTGGATTCACTAAATAAAATTCTTTCTCATACTCTCTTTCCCATAACTCTATAATACGAATCTTCTTGCGATGCGCATCCATGTTATAGGCTTCCATGCTTTTAAAACCGTAGTTAGGGTCTACATTCTTATATTTATCACCTAGCTGTATACCAGTTAAGGATTCTTCACCAATTAATGACTCTTGTATATCTTCAGCATTCTTTACATCTCTCAGTGCATCTGGAAACATATTTTTAGCTTTAGAAATAGAGATTAACTTGGTTCTTGCTAGTCTACCCCACTGTGAGCAATCAGGAGTGGTCGCTTCTGGATCCATTAGTACATTCATCCAGGACTCTCTTCTGATGCTAATCTTACTATCAAAGTATTCGCCTGCTTCTACAGATAAGTCTACCCATCCTCTACCTGTAATTACACCGTCCTTAAAGACACGACTAAATACATTGTTTAATGATTGATTGTTTTCTAAATGATATAAAAGAGAAGTAATTAGTTTCGCTTCATTATCATCATTCATTTCTACAGGTCTGGCACGGTATGATGTTCTACCTTGTCTTTCAATACCAGTCACTAAGTTTACCTTTGGAAGAATAATATTAAGCTGAAGAGGAGGACGGCCTTCAGCTCTTAGTTTTGATATGTCGGAACTATCCCATTGTCCAGTTCCGTACCCACCTGTATAAAAATACATAGATTCTTTTGCCGCTTGCATAAATGTCCTATTGCCGCTCTGCATTGCTTGATATACTTCATGTAAATATGCTAAATCGCTCATGTACCCATCCAACTTGTTGTGCGTTTAAAGAAGCTCGGTGTTCGGTACGAGTTCTTGCGTTTTGGTTTATTTGAACCTTCTACCGCATGGACTAAATATCTAACACAGTCCATTGCGTGGTCATTCTTTTTCACAGGCTCTTCTGGTGCGCTTTTCTGGCTATGCCCATGCTTTAATTCTTTCCACTTGTAATCCATTATTTCGTCTAAAAGAAACCCCATATTTCTTACATCAAAGAACTTTAATTGACAGTGACCATTCTTATCGGTCGCCAAATAGCGTGCTACCCGATCAAATCCTGCTCTTTTATCATTGTTAGCCCTTTCCCACTCAATACCATATTCTTCCCACTCATCAGCAATAGAATGACCGTCCCTTTCTGTTCTATTGATTGAGGGGTCAGCAATAAACTCATAGTCCACGCCTGTCTCTAATCTATCTTCTACCATTGGAACTACTTCATCTATGCGCATTTCTGAGCCATAAATAATATCATAAATAAAAATATTCTTCTCATCGTCTACTGCTGCAAATAAAATGCAGGTCGGGTTTTTATAACCATAGTCGTATACCACATATCTATTCCACCACTTGGGCATTTCAAAGTGGTTAACAACATGAATCTTTTCGTCAAACATCGGATAAACCAAACCTGCAAAATCGTCCCAACTACAATAGACATAACGATTAACCCACATATCAGGCATTGATAATAAATGTTTAATATAATCTGCAGGTAAGTGTGGATTATCACTATACACCTTTACCTCTTCATCGGTCTCTGGCGCAGGTGCATCGGGTGTCCAAGTCCTGGTCTCTATCAAACGATAGTCTCCTTTTGTTACATTTTGCTTTTCTTTATGTTGTTTAAACTTTTTCCATACCCAATCATGTCCTGCAGGGTTACACGTATGAAAACTACAACGCATTACACCCTTCTTTCTTAATTGACCTGCTGCAGCAATGAATGTACTCTCC